CATCAGCAATTTCTACCCACGCCGTACCGTTCCAATATTTCAGCAAATCTGCATCAGTATCGTAGTAAGCATCGCCTATGCGTGGATTAGTAGGCGTGTTTGTACTGAAATCTACATTCGGAAAATTGAAACGATAAGCAGTTTCGAGCGCGCGAATACGGCGGTCTAAATCCCAAAACATTTCCGATACTGTTGGTGGTAAATTGATAAATGGCATGTGCTTCCTAACTCAATGTCGGTGGCGTTAGTACAAGTGTAACGCGCTCAGGTCCATCTTCTCCTGGTTCTACTGAGATAGACACGATGCGATATACCTGCGATAAACCAAATCCGCTGCCATAGTTCGGGAATCGGTCGTCTGTAATACGCAGTAAACATTCATCGCCTGTTTTATACGAGCCAAGAACAGGTGAAGCATAAGCAGGAATAACAATCTTCGGAGTAACTACGGAAACCTGTCGCGCCGTTACTTCGCCGAGCGTCTGCTGATATAACAAATCAGGGTCGTATTGGTCTGTATATGAGACAGTATCTTCAAGTAATGGCCAACCTGCTGCTACTTGATTCGTTGGGCTTACGGCTGTTGCTAAGATTTTGGCTTCGTTACTGTTTGGTCCAATACCATACATCGTATTCGCAGTCTGAGCGCCATCATCAGGCCATTCGTACGCCACGATATTTCCGGGAAACTCAAAAACTAAAGCGTCAGCGTCAGCAGCATTGAAAGTAATACCGCGTTGAGGATACTCAGTGCGTAGATATTTGCGCGGTTCGAGGTTCGTGTCGTACGCAACATCAACATTGACATCAAAACCATCTTGTTGATTACTGAGGTCTTTGATAGCACCTGCGAAATCTTTGCGTTCGTAGTCAAAATATACGCGACTAACCAAAATGCCTGATGTGTTGTTTGGAACAATAACCCCGATATCGCCACCTGTTGCTGTTTGCGCTATGTCGATAAGGTCTTGCGCTACAAAGAGTTGGTCTTGATTTTCATAAACATAGGTATCAGTAATGCGTCTGCGCTCAAAATAAGACATGAACTCGCGCGCTTGAAATGTGAAATGCTGCGTGTCGCTATCCCATGTACGCAGCCAAATAATACCGCCCCAAATAAGTACGCCGTCGCGGTCTACATAAATAGCAGTACGAGCAGGTTCTGTTGAACCTGTTATGTCGTAGCCAAGTTCGCGAACATCAGAGCCAAGAATAGTGCCCTGAAAACTACCTGCGGTGTTCAATACCTGCGTGAAAGATACGCGTGTTAGTGGAAGTTCAGCAAGAATATCGTTGGTTCTAAGGTCGGCAAACAGATACCGATACTGTGTTGCCATGTATTACTCCTTAGCCAGCAATCGCTTTCGCTTCGTCTTCAGTCAATCCAAGCGCGGCAAGTTTAGCCAACGCAGATGCTTTAGCCTCAACCTTTGCTTGTGCTTCTGCTGCGCGCTTGGCTTCTTCCGCTTCCCACGCTAGGCGGTCTGCCTCGCGTTGCGCAATTTCCTCAGCCGTGAGAGGAACAATAGTTTGCTCCCCAGTTGCGCAATTTACAATTACTTTATTAAGTGTTTCGCTCATTGTTCCTCCTTGTTTGTTAGATACCGTATAAAAAGAATGATGAACCAGCAACAAAATTGACCGAATTTACCGCTATGTTAATTGAGGTAATAGGGTTTGCATCTCGGCATTGACCCGCGTTAGCCATAACATAGACATTTGTATTATTATAAATATCTATAACGCTCATCATTGAAATTGGTTTTATAACCGATTGATTATAAACAGGAATATACATTTCAAAATTGCTGAATGCATCTGTACCAGTTGTACCGGGAGTTGCGTTAGCAAACTCCATTAAAGTCAATCCAAAACTAGAATTTGCTGAAAGCGCGGTTCCAGTTAATTGCATGAATTGACGATTATAAATTGCCGTTGTCAAATTATTAATTTTCAAATCTACACGATAATTTGCTGAAATTCCGTCAGATTTTGTTGAACCCTTAATCAGAAAATCCGTATAAGTGGTTGGCAACGATGAGAAGGTTACATTGGTAGCGGTAGTGGTCAAAATATGAGAAGCAATTAATTTATATGTGATAGCCATAATTACGCCCTTAAAATTCCGTAAAGAGTAGCAACCGTACCTGCGGCAAAATTGAAATTATTAGCAGCAATCTGAATAGAAGAAATAGCAATAGTGCTTCTCCACATATTCACATTTTTATACAAATAACTATTTGTCGCATCTCTAGCACTTGCCACATCTGACAAAACAGTTTTGAATTTATTATCAGAATATTCAAATATATCCAAAGTCACTAAAGCAGGATTAGTTGAATTAGCATTATTGGTAGTTGCGGTCCATATATACTGATTGTCAGTTCCCAAAGTGCTCGCGTATGCCGTATTATTGGCTTCTATGTTTGCGAACGAATAAGTCGTGGTTGAATCGTTATTGAATCTTAAATAAAGACTGCCCGCACCAGTTACAACTGTGTGATAAATAACTAATCTTAAATCTGTATACGAGGATGGAATAGATGTAAAATCGAATGATGCCGTAGAGCCAGTCGTTGTATTGGTGGCTATTGAATCGTATGTAATTGGCATTATGATCCCTTGATTCCATATAGAGAGAATGTTGAACCCGACACCCACACACCACCAGTATTCAAAACAAAACTAATTGAAGAAATAGCGGCAGTAGAATTCCATTCACCTGATTCATAATCAATTCCATTGTTACCTGTGGTGGCGGAATTCATAGTTGAACCGCATGCGATACGCACTGTTTTGATTTGCGTGGTAACGGCGTAATTATGAATATCAATTATAGCCGCGCCGAACATATTAGTAGTGCCAGTCGCACTATATGGTGCTATTTGCGATAAAGTTATATTGGTCCGTGTTCCAAATCTGTCACGGGAAACCGCACTTCCATATCCGCGCATTATGTTTACTGAATAATTGCTGGTCGTGTCAGAGTTGAAACGCATCAACACCGAATCCGCCCCTGTAAGATTCAAAGAACTTTTACCAAAACAACGAATTTGTAAATGTCGATAAGTGGATGGTATTGACGAAAATGTGATTGTTCCGCTTGCGCCAGTAGATACGACGCTACTTATTGATTCAAAAGCGCCGGGAGTTTTCAAAATACTTGAAGCCGTAACTCCTAATATCGTCATGCTATATCACCCACGACATACCATAAATCTGTGTTCACTTTAATAAGCGTAGCGGATGCGTATTGAACGCGTAATTTGGGTGAAGCCGAAGTTGCGCCAGTTGAGGCAATAGTCGTAGTCGCAGGAGTTGAGGCTGTGATTGTTACTTGACCTGCGCCAATTTGAATGATGTTGAGGGTCGCGCCAATAGGAAACGCCGCAGTCGCGTTGGTTGGAATAGAATAAGTTTGAGCCGATGCGTTAGATGCTGTTACAAGCACATTATTTTGGTCAGTTAGCGCAAAGGTATAGGTCGTACCTGTTTGCGCGTTAAGAGTAAGCGCGGTTGATGGACTTACTGAACCACCCGTAATTGAGATGCTCATTAGTTACCATCGCTTCCGTATGCTGAAAATGCTGTATTGCCCGTAGTGGAATATACAGTAATCACATCGGTATTACCAAGTGTGATTCCGCCTTGAATCGAAAATACTGCTCCTGCTGCGAGAGGAATACCGTAAGCAATATAGTGCTGATTAGCGAGGGTAGCGCCAGCAGGTCGAATAGCAATACGAATAGTGTCCTGTGTTGCGCCGAAATTAGCAGCATTGAGAGTTGATACTATTGTTTGACTTGTTGCTGTCAAAAGAGTAGTGGCTGTTACGGCAGCAGGTGCGCTTTGCGCAAGAACTTTGTATGTTGGCATTAAATCAAATCTCCTAACGCAAGCCAGTTATCTGTTGATGTCTGAACAAGCGTAATCGTCGAGTATTGAGCACGGGTTTGAGGCGTAGCAGCAGTTGCGCCTGTTGATACTATTGTGACTGGGTTTGGGCTACTCGCGCCTTGAATTGTGACTTGTCCTGCTCCGTATTGAACAAGATTAACTTGCGTACCTACGGGTAGTGCCTGTGTCGCGTTTGAAGCAACTGTGACAGTAATAGCGCCAGCGTTGCTGAGTGTGATAAGTTTCTGCGCATCTCCTGAAACTATTGTATATGTCGTGCCCGTCTGCGTATTTATAGTCAAATTAGGGTCGTAAGTTGCTGCTGTTGTTTGTGTTGTTCCATCTTGAAATGTCAGCGTTCCATCAACTGCGACAGCGAATTTCTGCGTGCCCGTCGAGTCGTTAATGCGTAGCGCTTTACCTGTCTGCGAACCGATGCCGTTGATTACAACAGTATTGGCAGCAACATCTTCGGCTGTAAATTGAGTATCAGTAAACTGAGCACGAGTACGCGTATCTGTAATATTTCCATTCACAACAGTCGTAGCGTTGGCAGCAACCGCAATAGTTGCCAAAGTAATAGAGTTAGCAGGAGCAGCAGGTAATACGGGCGAAGCCGATGGCGTTCCCGTTACTGCTTCGAAAATAACTTGATTGTTTGCGCCTGAATAAAATGAATCTTGAACTACGACACAGATGCGGTCTAAACGCGCATAAGTCGGGTCGGAAGCGGCAATAGAAACCGTAGTAGCAGCATCATTGAACGCAATATAAAAACCTTGATTCGTTGCCTGTGTTCCTGCGATGATGGCATGACCAGCAGCAATTTGAACAGACATAGCAGGAGTAGCCGATTGGCTAACTTTCATAGCAGTATAATCAGCAACACCTTGAGTTTGCCACAATACACCTGTGCTGGTGAGGCGGTCATTTACGGCAGGGTGAGAGCCGTTTTGTAGCCACGAAGGCGGTGTTCTGAGTGCCATATTTCTCCTATATGTATGCGCTGCGCCAAGTAGTCAAGCAGGAAGTACCTGCTCCCGTTCCCTGTGCGTCGAAAGTATAATACGAATTTCCGGGAGGTGCTGCGAACCAAGTCGAATTATTCGACAATAATGCCCTGCGGTTGATTCCGTTGAGCGTTACTGTACGAAAATCTGTGTTGATTACTAAAGTATCTGACGAAATTAGTGTATCCGTGACAAGCAAGAAATCGCCTGTGCTTGCGTCTGTAATTTTTGGGTTAATAGCAGGTCCAGTAATAGTGAAAACTGGATAGGTAGTAGTCCAGCCATCATTCGTAACAATATTCGTAACCGCGCTACCACCACCAAAATACATACCTGTCTGATTCGGATTAGCATTTGGCGTTGCTGGTGCTGTATAAACACGATTATAGGTACGACCCGTAGTAAACAGAGTAGGGTTGTATAAATCTACTGATTGTAACGCATCATCATAATAGCGTGGGTCAGGACAGAAAAACTCGTAGGTTGCCGTTGCTAATCCTGATGAATAGTCAGTATTGATAGTAATTGCTCGGCGACGCACACGCGCATTTATGCGTTGAAGGTCGCTTCCGGGAAGTTGAAATTGGAGCAGTCCTGTGCCTTGTTGCTGCGGTATCAAATTAGCCTGAAGCAAATCAAGATAATAATTCATCGAGAAGTTTGCGTCTCCGCGTATCGTGATAACGAAAGTCAAAGTGCGACCTGAAAGAAAATCACGACCTGTCCACATGCCGTCTTGATAGCCACGATTATCGTCCTGATTACGAATAACAGGTAAATCCTCTAGTCCGTCGATAGTCATAATCTGATAGACAGAATTACCGCCACCGAACTCAAAATCATTGAAAGCAAAACGATAATTTACTAATGATGTAACAGGCATCAGATATCAACCTTTGCGCCTCGTTGTGCTAATGGAATACGATATTGTACATCGCCCGAAGTGCGAATACTCCACGCAGTAGCGTCAGCCACATCTTGTCCTGAGACATTTCCGTAAATGTTATTAGTGATAACTAAATCTTTTGACTCACCTGCGCGCCACGCGGAAATTGAGCCAGCGTTGGCTCGTCCAGCAATTTCAGCATTCATGCGCTCTAATTCAGCAAGTAACGCATCAAGTTCGGGATTCGAACCTGATTCTAATTCTAACAATGCTGCTTCGGCTGCGGCTGCTGCTGCTGCTGCTTCGGCTGCTGCTGCTTCGGCATCTGCGAATGCTGCTGCTGCGGCTGCTGCTGCTGCTAGCGCTGCTGCTTCATCAGAAGTTGCTGCGCCGATAATATTGGGAGCAGAACCGATAACCCCAGGAGCCTGTAATCCACTAAGTGCTGCGAGCGCTGCCATTAGTTGCCTAATCGTCTCCATGAGTGCGTCAATTTGCGCATCGATTTGAGCAATAGTTTCAGCCGTCGCGATATTGATAGCATCAAGAGCCTTGCTATATTCATTGAATGCTTCTGTAAGCGAATCTGTGAGTTCGCTGTCGAGTTCTTTGAGCGTAGCATTAAGTTCTGTTTGAACATCAGCAAGTTGCTGCGTAAGTTCCTCAGTAGCAAGCGTGATACCGCTATTCAGTTTCTTAGCAACAGCATCAACACCATGACCTGATACTGCCTGTAACTGCTCCCAATACGCTTTCATCTGCGCAATAGATTCAGGTGTCGAAGTTAGAATCGTAGTCGCGAGCGAGTTGCCCATATCAGGACCTAGCGCAATAACTTCTTCAATGAAAGTTTGTGAGAATCCAGCAGCAGAAAGAGCAGCAGCATTATTAGCGAGTGTCTTTGCTTTACCTGCTTGAAGTCCTAAATTAGCGATGATGCGTTGGGCTGTGCCACCCTTCATGTAGCGACCTTCGTAAGTGATACCTGAGTAGATATCTCCTAGGCTTTTATAGGTTGCGCTCTTGAATACATTGCGAAGTTGGTCAACAGACTGTTTGACGATTTCCGCGGAGCGTTTCGCAGCAGCATCTTGCGCGCGCGCGACATCTTTGTCGTATTGTTTACGAATCTTAGCAACATCTTCATTGTAAGATTTCTCAAGTTCGATACGCTCTTTCTGCGCATCTGCCAATACTTTCGTACGCTCTCTTTCGAGGTCAGCAATTTGACGCTTCAAATCCACGATTTTGTCAATCATGGCATCTTGAATCTGCTGAATTTTATCGAGCATTCCGTTCATAGAATCTACGATGGCTGACGCAATATCTTCTGCGGACTGCATCGCACTCTCGGCAGCAGCAATAATAGTTTCGTCGCCTGTCGCTACGGCTGCGTTATATGCTTCCTGTGTTTTAGTAAGTCTTGCGAGAGAAGCGTTATACGCATTAGAGGCAGCCTGATATTCATTGACAGCATCTTGAGCCTGATAGATGAGGTCATCAAGGTTGCGAATAAGTTTATCTTCGATTTCGGCTGTGAAATTGCGATTGATAACATCTGCCCATGATTTCGCAGCGCGCTCAAAATCGCTCTTAATTTTAGCGTTGAAATCAGCAATATGCTGTGCTGCTCTATCGAGAGCCTTCTTAATGTCTTCGGAAATCGCGTTCGCAGGGCTGTCAGTACTGCCCCAGTTGCCAAAATCTCCAATTTTGAGCGAAGGGAGTTTGAATTTCGATAGGTCAATTTTAGTATCTTTAAACCCATCGAGTTTCTTTTGAGCCTTGTCGATAGACTCACCAAAGTTTTTGATGCTGAGGTTAGCGCTATCAATCCAGTTCAGTACATTTTTTCCTGCTGTTTGCTTCTCTGTATCGCCTGTGAGTTTGCCCCACGCAATAAGAGTATTCGCAGCAGCGCGCATCACAACGAATAAAATATTGGCGACTAACTGAAAGCCCATGACTAGTGATTCGGCGACCTCTAATCCGAGTTTGCCGATGTTAATCATGACTTCACGGAAGCCTTTAGATTTATTCCAGAAAAATACGAACGCAGCAGCGCCAGCCAAAATCGCTGCGACAACAGCCAGAATTCCAGCATTAGCAACTACGAACGCAGCAGTTGCGAGAGCAAGTTTTTTGGTCAGATTTACTAACGCTACGATTACGACAGTACTAATAACAACTGCTAAAGTATTGAGTAAGCCTTTGTATTTAGATACCCATTTGCCAGCATCAATAAGTGCGCCAACGAACTTCTGTAAATAAGGCAGAATAGCAGCGCCGATACTCTCAGCAACGCCTTCAATTTGTAGACCGAGTACGGCTAACTGACCTTGTAAAGTTTGTGTATAAGCAGTTGCCTGACCACCAATAACTTGTGAAAGTTTCTCAAATGCTTCTTTGGTAGCGGTGGCTTTATCTTTGTTTTTGTCCAGTTGAATACCGAACATCGAGAAAATACGAGTATTGCCACCCTGCGCTCTAGCCACAAGGCGAGCAGCAGTAGCCAAATCCATCGTACGAGCGCGAGCAAGGTCTGCTGAAATGTTGAGTAATTTTTGGCTTTGGTCTAAATCTTTAGTAGATTGAAGAAGAATACTGAGAGCATCAGCAGCCCCACCTGCGTCAAAACCTAATTTCTCGTATGACTGCGCAAGGTCAGCAGCGCGCGTTCTGTTTTCTTCTGTTGATACACCAACAGCCGACATTGTTTGACCTAGGCGATTATAGGAAACCTGTAGATTCATGATTTCTTTTACGCCATACGCAGCAAAACCTACCGTGACAACTGCGAGCGCTTTCGCAGCAGCAGTAGCCATCGCAATAGATTTGCTCATAGCAGCCATAGCCACGCCAGTTTTCTTGGCTTGCGCGTCCATGATTTTCAACTGCGTGTTGATACCTTTGAAGGTTGCCATCGCTTGCGTAGCGTTAGCCGTAATGACGAATGCTACGGGTGGTAAAAATCCGCCCATTAACGGAACCTCCTAAAATATCTAGCCATGATTTGTGGATAAACAACGCTGCGGAATTGCGCATACGCTGGCTCCATATAAGGAAAACGAACACCAGATGGCCAATTACCGCCACCAAGTTCTACGCGCCGACCATATTGAATTGTTGGACCAACTATCGCAGAATAGTTACCGAAACCCATACGCGCTTTTTCGCCACGAATCGAACGACGCAAATTACCTGTGCGGTTCATTGGTGGTTTATTAGGTTCGGCTTTCTCGTAAACCCTGCCACCGCGTGGACCTATTGTGTATGGGCGCGCACCAGCAATTTGTTCTTTAGAAAGTTGAATTAAAGCAGCCATCATCTCGTCACGCGCAGCGCGAGCGCTGTTGTCTAGGTTCGCAGTAAAAGTATCGACACCTTTACGGACGAGTTTTAGATTGCTGTTTATCAAGTTTCTTCGCCTTTACTTGCTCTGTTGCTGTTGATATAGCAATAAGCCAATCGACAAGATGAGCAGGTTGTTCATCTACTTGGTTGGGTGTCCAACCAAATTTTTCCGCGCAAATAAAGTAAAGAAATTCCTCATCTGGATAACTAAAATCTTCGTGGCGTTCATGCCCTTCTAGCGTCCATTTGAGTCGTTCTAATTGCCGAAAGGGCTATCAACATCTGCCTTAGATTCGTCAGTCTCAGCGAGGCGTGGGAACAGAACTTTCTGTGCCTTACCTGCTTCTTCTGCTAGCGCGTCATAATCTGCCATAGTAAGTTCTTCAAGTACTGCTAAACGAATAGCAGGAATAGGCATTTCGAACGACCATTCCTCTACCAAAATAGCAATAAGACCATCAACAAGCGACATTGCTTGCAGTAACCCTTCTTGATTATTTGCGTTCTTCAGAACTTTCTTGCGGTCTTTCACTCTCAAAGTATTAGGGTCTTTGAACTTAGCCCAACCGCCTGATGGCAATTTGAGAGTATTTTCTTTTGCTTCTGTCATGATTTTCCTTCCTAGTCGCCTTCCCATTATAGGGGTAACAGGGGCAGAGCATAGTGGGAAGGCGGCACTATGCCGCACAATCCCCTGTTACCGTCTTACGCTATTTACTACTGATATGTACCAGAAGTAACAGCATTCTCAAGCGACCATTTGATTGGCGCGAAACCACCCGAAGCACCAGCATCAGTAGTGTTACCGATAGCCGAAAGTTCGATTGAGACAGCGACATGGTCTCCACTGCGGTCAATAGCAGCAGTTGTGTAGGCACCTTTAGTAACTGTGAAACCTACGGAAGTAGCAGTTGCTCCTGCGCCCTGTGCCCATGTGAAGGTGAGAGCAGGTTGTGTATTGCTGAGGAAATTGGTCAACTGGTCATCATTTTCCATAACGAAAGTGAGAGAACCTGTTGCGTCCAAAGCGCCTAGAAATACTTCGTATGGACCTTGGTCGGTATTGATACCGAAAATAGCCTCTGCTTTACGAGTCATGTTGATTGTTCCATCAGTCGTGTAACCAATAGTGCTACCGCCGATAGAGACAGTACCGCGCCAAACTGGTGTTGGTGTTACGGAACTGAACGAAGGTGCTGCTGTTGATGTAGTTGTTGATGGGTGACCCATGAGTTTCGCTGTGTATTCGAGCATTCCTTCGCTATTGAAAGACATGCTGAACTCCGTGACTTTACATCCCGGATAGTAGCGATTGTTAGCAACATACATATCTTCAAGAGTAAACGAAGTTGGTTGCGCATCTGCGCCGATACCTGTTGCGTTCTTGAGGGAAATTGTATGTGTGTAAGGTGCTGATGCGCCTACGGTTGCTACGCTACCGAGGATACCGCCAAGCCACCAGCCAACTGTGTCAGCAAATACTGGACCTGCGACATCAATTTCTGTGTGACGACGACCCTGAATGTAGGTGTAGTTTTCAACCATTGAACCACGCAACCCTGTGTCATACAGAGGTGCGATGATATCAACAGGCTTGAAAGCATCTTTCGAGATTGGGATAAAATCTGTTGCGTTTACTGGTGTTGCTGGTGTTACCTCTTTGGCGATACCAAGGTAACTTCGTACGGAAGGTAGTGCTCCTGCCATTTATTCACGCTCCTGCGTTCTTGTCAGACGAGGCTGACGATTTGATTTCTTCTTTTACATTTTCCTTTGGTGCTACTGCCGCAGGTGCGGATTTCGCAGGGTCAGCAAGAGATAATCCTAGAGCCGTGAGCCCTTCAGGACCATCAAATACATCACCTTTTTTAACGGTAATACCGAGCGTAGGAAAAGAACGCTCGACTTCACCTTTGTATTCATATTTAGGCACAGGATTCTCCTTAAGTTTCAATCATCTGTGTGACGGTGAACCGTATTGCTGCCCAAGTTTCGGTTGCGCCACCTTCGTTAGTTAGTGGTTCGCCGTACTGAACATCAATATTCGGTTCTGCTGCTTGCCAAATCTCGTTCGGATTACCATTACCTAAAGTATGCTGACCCGCACGAAGTCTGTCTTTTATTGCATCTATGACGCTATCAAAATCGTCCATAGCATCTTCGGCGTTGCGTTGTAGTGAATGATGAAATACCTGTAACGCAACACCATAATCAACACGCTTCCAGCCTTTGCCGTATCCACCTTCGGACATTGCGCCAACACCGCCGATAGCGAGACGATTTTCCTGCTCGTTCTCAATAAATACGACTGCTGCTGCGCGTGAGTTTTGCCCCGGAAATGAATCTACTTGAAAATTGATACGCTTTGGAAACGAGGTAAATACTTGATTCAGCGTATTTATTTGTGCGCTTGCTATCCAGTTCGCAACATTTTCGCGAACGACTTTGCGTGACATTATCTAATCCTGCGATAAGGAGCCAATAGCGCCATCGCCATGCTCATGTCGTCGTTGATGCTGGCTTGTACCTGTGGAGTCGTTGCTTGGCTTGGCAGAGTACCAACAGCCATAGTAAGTGAATTATCACCACGAACTTTGAGCATAGCCGTTGTAGCGAGAATGGCAGCCTCTTTGATAGCAGGTGGTAACGCAGAAATAGAAACTCCTGCGCTATGCGAGTATAGCAGAGGACTCGTGAGAGGTACAGTTGTAGAACCAAAAACATAGTTGCTCGCTACTGTGACATTCTCCGAGTAGATACCATCATAGATTTTGAGATGATTTCCTGCGGTAATTCCTACGCCTGTTTGTACAGTTAGCGTACTTGCGCCTTGTACTGCCGTGACGATTAGGTCGTTCGGGAATCCATTGACATAAGTATATTTCAGATAAACGACTTGTCCTTGTGTGCTGGGAAAGCCGAATTGAATTGGACCTTGCGATGTAAATGTTGTGCTGAGGTTCGCGTACGGGAAAATAACTTGTGAGTTCTCAAGCCACGCTACTGAGCAGTCTTGTGCTTGATAAAGATTAGTTGAAGGATTGCCATACCAGAAATCTGTGAGCGCAATAATCGGGCTGTATCGTGGGTGAAACTTAATCGTGCCGTCAGGAGAGATGCGTGAACGCTGGGTCTCTGTCTCGTAGGTCGCGCCGAGGACTTGATTACAATAGGTATCTACCCATGATGACGCGCGCGCGATGACATTCGCAAGTTCATTATCTTGCGCTTCTGGGTCTATTGTATTGAATACGAGATTATCAATATCGATAGCAGTAGGAGCATTGCGGTATTCCGTTGTGGTGAGATAAGGTATTGAGAATTGCTGTGTGGTTGGGTTGATTGCGTTAGCCACTTGAACCATCTTTCTCTATGCGTTCGTTCTCGTGCCCACAACGAGAACATTTTTTGAACCACGAACCGAAGCCACATTGAGCACACGGGAAACCATTTCCGACGATTACACCGCTTGCGCTCGCGACTCCTAAACCTTCTGCTTTCAATTTTCTTTCTAACTTTGGGTCATCAACATGAAATAACCCATCTTTGCCTGTCCGTAATACTTTCTTACCGCGTCTCGTTTCTACGCCTATTTCGCGCAGTCCTTGCGGTGGAATAAATCTTGCCATTGCGCCTCCTCACAGTAATGGGTGCGCCCACTATATGACGCACCCACCACTCGTTATTTAATTATCAGACATTCGCAATTCCGGAAACTGCGCCGTTCCATGCAGGAGCGTAGCAGAAGAATGTTCCACGGAAATAGGTTGAGAAGTCATAAGAGAACTGAACTACTGGCCATTGAATGCCCATGTAATCCTGAACATTGATGACCGACCATACATCGGAAACTTCTGTATCTGGAATTGGAAGTGTGTATGACAATACAGGGCTTACGCCTTGTGGTAGCCATGGGTGAACAGTCAAAGGAACCATCTTACCAGTGATTTCATTGTAAAGAGCACCGATGGTTGCGCCACCAACATAGTCACCGACATCAGTCTGGGTTAGATTTAGACGGTAGTTAGCAGTTGAGCCGTTCTTGATTGAATCTGACAACTGCTTGCGGTCTGCGCCGTTGATGAGAATCTCATCTGGGTCAGCCTTAACATTGTTGTATAGATTGTAGAACACAGTTTGATACTCAACACCGGGATTTGAAGTGCTGAATGCTGCGTTAATGTTGTTGTTGTAACCTGTGTTTGGACCGAGAACTGTTGGAAGAATTCCGTCGTAACCAGTCGCATAAGCAGAGGTATCAGAAGTTGCTACAGTAGCAGCAGTTCCTGATGTTGGAAGCGCACCTTGAATAACATAAGTCAAAGTTGTTGTCGTTCCATCGAACCACAATGCTGAGTTAGCAGGAGCAGAAGCACCAGTACCAACATAAATGCGGTATCCGAGAGCACCGACAGAGGCAGTTGTGATAGTGACTTCAGCAACTTCACCTGCGGAAATGGAATCGTTTCCAACAGCAGAAAGAACAGACTGTCCGAACGCACCAGCGTCAGCAGTTGCCTTGACATAAATGTTGGTTGTTGCACCTGAAATTGGAGTTTCGCCAGATGCAGCAGCGCGACAAGTAACAGAAACGACAGGAGCAGCAATCGCGCCTGAATATCCGCTAGCAGTTCCGCGAGCCATGAGAAGCATGCGCTCTTCCATCAACATTGTTGCATAAAGTGTTGATGTTGATGAGAGTTGGCGTAGGTCTTGATAACCCATACCTGAGAAGTTCGCATCAAACGAAACTTGGTCAGATAGTGAGTAGGAGTTGTAAGGCAACACGAGGTCGTCTGCGGTGTAGGAAATCTGTGGACCACGCTCTAGGAAGAGTGGATTAGATGCTCCTGGGGCAAAGTTGTTCTGTGTTGTCTCGGTAATTCCTGGCCAAATGTTGCCTTGTCCGCCTGTACCTGTACCTGTGTATCCAAGAATTCTCTTGACACGATGTGAAGTACCGACACCCTTCTTACGAGGAAGTTTGTTGCGGAGTGGAGTTGGGCGAGGTGTTAGAAGTTTCGCAGGTGCTTCGAGGTCGAATGCTGCGAATGATGATGTGAGTGGCTGTGTGAGGGTGATTTCTTTGTTGATATCGCCCATTGCGCCACGCTGTGCTGCGAGAGCATTGTTCAAAGAAGCAACAGCATCAGGAGAGAGTGACTTGTTAGCAACAAGTGCTTCAATCTGTGCAGTGGCATCTGTTGATGTACCAAGAGTTTCACCATTGAATGAACGAGGCGCGGAAAGCGACTTGCTCAATTCTGCGGTGTATTCCTCATGGCGCTCGGCAGCAA